TTTCTTGGGCATTCGTCTATAGTTCCCCTCGTAACGGTTTCTCAATGTGTCACCCTCTATAATTATGTTCCCTCCTCGGGAATACCAGTCGTCCAAACATCGATTCATGTCCTCTTTGTCGAGTGAACTCATATTTTCTTAACTTTATTACAACTCAAAACTCTAACTTAGGTACTTAATTTCAATGGTTAGTTGAATGGGTTTTGTGACAATTTTGAACACACATGTCCACCAGGACCTCCCACCACACTAAACACTGTTCTAGCTTCTAGGTGATTATTACAATACCAATCCATACAATCCTTGACACGACATTGTGTTTTAGGTGTATCACTTTCGCTACATTGTCCTTTAAATGTGCTTGAGCATTTACGTTCTTTATTTCTTTGTAATTCCTCTTCCTTTTCCTTTTCCCCATTCTCTCGGATTATCCTATCAATTGTTTCTTGTGAAGGCTGTTCAAACAATACTTTATGATTAACCGTGACGTTTCGTTGTGCATCTGTAAAATCTTTGTGCAAACCAATGTATTGATACTTAATCATGACTCGTTTACCTCCCCCGACAGTTATATCGATGGTATCGTTTTTAGATATAGTATCTTTATCTGTCTTGAAGAGTTGAGCTTTTGAATAGTCAATCTTATTACTACCCCCAACTCCTCCAACCCCTGGTATATTCAGGTTTACTTCTTTTTCCATGCGTAAGATTTGTTTTTCTTCATAGTGTGAAGCTTCAAATCTAATTTCGTAATTAGAATTATTTTGGATTTCAAATTTACTACGTGTTCCAAACCATTTTGTGGGTTTAGTTTCTAATATAAACATTTGTATTAACTAATGTTTATAAATATTATTATTTCAACACCAACTTAGGGTTCATTTCGAAAAATAACACTCGTCACTCAGATCTGGTGATTATTTGAATCTTCATCAAATTCTCTCCAAGAACGAGTTTCTACGTGAAGACGTCTAAGGACATCTTCGCGGCGTTCGTCCATTTTGATATGTTTACCTACGAGTATATCCTCCAGATGCCAAAATTTTCGTTTATAATAATCTATTTGATTTGTTAACTTGGTTCTTTCTTCTAGCCATGGTTTCTTGTATGTGCGAGTAAGTAGAAAAATTTCTCGTTCATATTTGTCCACTTTAATTTTAAGAGACTTATTCAAAATTTCGGAACGACTGTTGGAGGCATCAATTTTATTTTTTTCAATCTCTTTCTTTAGAAGCTGTACCTGTGTGGGAAGATCATCAGTAAACTCCGCAAGTTCCATATAGGTCATCATTTGGAAAGTATAAGCTGTTATCCTTTATGCTTCTCCAGCAATAGTAGCGAGATATAGATCCACTTCACCCGCAAACGCTGGACACTTCTCCACTGTCCTTTTGGTCACCATATCTTGAATGTTCACGATATGTTCCTTCAATTTCATTATGTCTACACCGGTTGAGTTATGAATTTGAGAGTCTGATGCAATGTCCTTCGCAGCGTAAAGATAAGCAGCAGCATAATTAGCGTGAAGTGTGGCGATCAATGGGGACGCGTCCTGCTGAGCTGCGGTCGCATACCGTGCAGACTGTCGTATCAGTTTGTCGAGAGACGCACTCGCCACGACACGACGATTTTTGATAAGTGTGAACATCAGAAATACAGCGATCGCTACGTAGAGGTAAAGCATCTCTTTTTGTAATATCAGAGGAAAAAAATCTACCTAAGTGACTGATACATCTATGTTTTTCCAAGTCAATACAAGATGCAAATCATTCGTGATGAAATGTGGAACAGGTGCCTTGGTGATGCGACCAAGATGTATCGTCTTGTTGTACCAGATGAGAGATGTACACATCTTGCGAACGCTACATGGATCATGAAGAAGCGATACAAAGAGTTCGAGAAGAAGAAGAGTGAACGTACTATACAATTAATCGATACGGTACCCGATGAACCAAGAGTACAAGTGAAAAATACAATTTGCATGGCGATGACAATGTCTGGATCGAGATGCAAATTCAAATCAGTGTGTGGACAGTATTGTCGAAAGCACAATGTTCCTGACAAATTAAAATCACAGTTATTGTAAATGTTAGACCAGGAGACGCTTAGACCTGTAATAATAGCAATGTCGCTCTACATAGCCACCAGTGTACTTGTTCCCCGCTTCGCCACCAGGCCTACAAACCTTGAACCCGTTGATGATATTGTTGCATTCCTTGTCTCTCAGCGAGGTTCTATCATGCCTGGAACAATTGTGATGGGTCTACTTGTCCTCGCCTCTAACTATGTTGACACTGAATTCTTTTAAAATATTATCTCGTGACATTAAATTTTTCGTGAATGTATGATCCATATAGGTGAGTCTTTTAGAATACGCATCTTCCATGAATTCCAAGAGTTGGTCGAAGTTCGGCTTCCCCCAGATCATTCCCTTTTTGAAAAGGAAATCATCGTTTTCCAACTCTTGAAGTTCACAATCAATCATATAGGGCGAATGAAGATATTCACTTGGACCACCATACGTTGTAGCGATCACAGGTTTATCTCTGATGGCTGCTTCGATTGCACCCATACCAACACCTTCTGAATTTGAACAGTTTACATAACAGTCACCACGACTATGTATCGTATTCATTTCATCCTCAGAAATCAGTCCATTAATGACTTCTACTCTTTTCATATCAATGCGAACATCTTCTCTACAGGTAGACTTCACAAGTAATCGGGTGTCTGGTTTATCCAAACGAACAAACGCTTCGAGAATCTTTCTGAAATTCTTCCGTGGATCTAATATGTTTCCAATGTGATAAAATGTATAGGGTTCTTGTGGAATGTATGCATGAATAATGTAAAACTCCTTATCAGGGAATTGTGCAGTTAGAACTCGTTTACAGAATTCACTCGGAACAGCGATACGATCAAAGTGGTCAAATAGTTTTCCATAATCCTCATGAACAGTTTCTGTTTCACACACAGTCATACATATGACGTTCTTACACTTAGACTTGATGGAAGGTATATGTTCAAGTACACTATCTACCGGGATAGCAAATATGAATGCCTGATCACACTCGGGGATTTCTTGATTATAGATATAGTATTCACTACCAGGGAAAAGATCCATGTATTTCTTGGTATGTTGACCAATACCACTTAATAATGTTGGTCCGATGAATATCATTATATATAAAGATAATCTTTCTTTTATATATATAAACATGGAAGCTCTTAAGGAAGAAATCCGCGTCGAGATGAACTCTGTTCGCGTCGACAAGAAAAAACTGTACGGTATCATTCTCAAGATGCTTGACAGTTGTGGAGGTGGTGCAGGGACCGTCGTTGAAGGTCCCCCCGGCCCCCAGGGCCCCACAGGTCCCGCAGGTACCACAGGCCCCGCAGGCCCCGCAGGTACCACAGGTCCCGCGGGTCCCGTAGGTCCCGTAGGTCCTAAGTCCCCGACTGTTACCGTTGAGACCCAGACCCCATCTAGCGATACCAAAGTGAAAAAGGTGGTGAAGAAGTCATCCGTAGCTTAAAGATTAACACATACACTCTAATACATTAGCTACCATAGCTCAATCGGAAGAGCGTGAGCCTTGTAAGTTCAAGGTAGGGGGATCGAAACCCTCTGGTAGCATTTTTCCAATTAGCTCAGTTGGTTAGAGCACAGTGCTTATACTTTGTATATCTACGTAGAGTTAAATCTATATAAGGCACGCTGGGGTCACGGGTTCGAACCCCGTATTGGAAAACATATCTACACCATCGGTGCTGGACCACTCTTGTTCACCATGTAGATGAATCCACCCATGATAGCCAATATGGCCATAATGAGGTACCCAAATGGGTACTTCTTATTCTCCTCTACTGGTTTATCGGGTAATCTCTTAACATTCATGTTGAGTACTTCAATCTTATTCGTAAGTTTTTCAAGAGCTTGAAGTATTTGGACATTCTTATCTCTTGGCTTTTCCTTTGGATCGACGGTAGTGAGTTCGACAATCATATACCATGTACATGATGGTTTTATGAGAGTATAGGTATTGTTATCACGCGATTCATACATTCTAAAATGTAACTGTTTAATCGTGATTGGATTGAAATAATTTGTTTCACGTGGATAACTTTTCCATTGTTTATCTGTCTGAATAGCTGTAGAGTCGTATGTGTACTGGCGTTCTAGTGGGATTCTCTCGAGTATCTGTCCATGACGTTCGTCGAGTAACTGTGCAGAACTTGGTATGTCGGGACACACGATATCTATATATTCTGCTATAGACGACTGTGCATTAGTAGCACTAGGATTAGATTCACCGACATCAGTGATGTAAAAGTCAACTACTTTTACACCAATGACCCGACTCATGTTCTCTACGTGTGCATTTGATTCAAGAGACAAGTTCAATGAGAACGTGTTATTAGTCCCATTGATATATTTCGAATCGATGACCATGTACTGGACTTTCTTTGGTAAATCGTCAAGAGACATTCTACAATAAGTATATAGTTTTATTCACCTAAGTTTGACAGAATGATGGTACTTCCAAGATGAATTCAACCCTCAATACATTCAAAGATCTCCGACGTAATGCTTTCGTCATGCATGGAAATGTTGATACGTACGATGTCATAATCAGCGACATCGAGAACATGCTAAGGGAGGATGACGAGCGTGACTTGAATGATGCATTACTTCACTCGTTGAAGCAGGAGTACGAGAACATGGATAAGTCTGTATGGTATCATGACCATTTCAAAACCTGGGTCCATCTCCCGAACCGCCAAGAGTGTGAATGGTTCTCAATTGAAGACCGTCTAAGGTATTCACAGTGTCGCATCGAGATGTTTGACCACCTTGAATCCAAATTCAAAAAACGTACATTCCCAAATCTCACAGAGCGTCTGAGTTTTTTTTAAGTAGTAGCAACAACTATTGTAATGGAGTAGAATAAAGAATACACGACTCTAATTAATATAACATGTCTCAAGCAATTGGTATCGATTTAGGAACTACATATTCATGCGTCGGTGTTTGGCAACATGATCGTGTAGAAATTATCCCGAATGATCAAGGTAACCGAACGACACCTTCGTATGTAGCCTTTACAGATGATGAACGTCTCGTCGGTGATGCTGCGAAAAACCAAACTGCTACGAACCCACTCAACACTGTCTTTGACGCAAAACGTCTCATTGGGCGGAAGTTTTCTGATGAGAAGGTTCAAGATGACATGAAAAACTTATCGTACAAGATTGTTCCCGGGGTAGGAGACAAGCCGGTGATAAGTGTCGATTTCCATGGGGAGACGAAGCAGTTTACACCCGAGGAAATTTCTTCAATGGTATTGACCAAAATGAAAGAGACTGCTGAATCCTACATGGGTGTGACGATCACGGATGCAGTTGTCACTGTTCCCGCATATTTCAATGATTCTCAGAGACAGGCTACGAAGGATGCTGCAGTTATCGCTGGCCTAAACTGTATCCGTATCATCAACGAACCTACTGCTGCCGCTATTGCTTATGGATTGGACAAGAACAAGGATGAAGATAAGAATGTACTCATTTTCGATCTTGGTGGTGGAACCTTCGATGTATCACTACTGAACATTGAGGGTGGTATCTTCGAGGTAAAGGCGACTGCTGGAGACACACATCTCGGTGGTGAAGATTTCGACACTCGCCTCCTTCGACACTTTTCTGATGAGTTTAAGCGAAAACACAAGAAGGATTTAACTGGAAATCCTCGGTCTCTTCGCCGTTTGCGAACCGCGTGCGAACGTGCAAAACGTACACTCTCATCAACGTCTCAAACATCTGTCGAAATCGATTCCCTTTTTGAGGGTATTGATTTCTTTACGACGATCACTCGTGCTCGTTTCGAGGAATTGAATGGTGACCTGTTCCGAAAATGTATGGAACCCGTTGAACAGGTACTCCGTGATTCGAAGATGGATAAGATGAAAGTTGACGAGATTGTTATGGTTGGTGGCTCTACCCGAATTCCCAAGATTCAGCAGTTGTTATCTAATTTCTTCAATGGGAAGGAGTTGAACAAGTCGATCAACCCTGACGAAGCGGTTGCATATGGTGCCGCCGTACAGGCTGCAATTCTTTCTGGTGTAGACAACACTAATGTTCAGGATATCTTACTTCTCGATGTCGCACCGGTCTCTCTCGGTCTCGAAACTGCTGGTGGTGTTATGACCAAACTTATCGAACGGAACACTACCATCCCAACGAAGAAAGAACAAGTATTCTCGACCTACGCGGACAATCAGACTGGTGTCCTTATCCAGGTGTACGAAGGTGAACGCCCCCGAGCGAAGGATAATCATCTCTTGGGTACGTTTGATTTGTCTGGTATCCCCGCTGCTCCCAGGGGTGTTCCACAGATTAATGTATGCTTCGACATCGATGCGAATGGTATCTTAAATGTGACTGCGGAGGATAAGGCTTCTGGGAAGTCTGAGAAAATTGTCATCACTAACGACAAGGGTCGTCTTTCCAAGGAGGACATTGAGCGTATGGTACAGGATGCGGAAAAATACAAGGATGAGGATGAGGCATTTGAAAAAAAGGTTAATGCGGTAAATGCATTGGAATCTTCGGCATATGGTATGCGTAACATGATTGAAGGTGAAGAATGTACACTGAGTGACACCAGCAAGGCTCTGCTCAAGGAAAAGATTGATGAGACTATTCAATGGGTTGACAATAACCGATCTGCTGAAGTTGATGAGATTGAACACAAGCAGAAGGAACTCACTGATCTTCTGAACACGTGTCAGGAGCAGCCTGACGAAGTGAAGGGTCCTACCATTGACGAAATGGATTAAATATTCGTATATATAAATGCCAACTGTTAAACAGATTGGAAATTCAAAAAAGAAATTGAGAGCTACCCCCAGACCAAAGGGTAACAAGCCTAAACTCCCAAACAGATTGACCTATATCATCATCATGGCGGATCCTAAAACGAAGCGTGACAAGGCGTTTTTGAAGACTGTTCGCGAACACATGAACGGTCGTAAATAAGTATCAGTTTTTATAAATGAGTCTATTATTTCTCATTCATAAAAAATTTGTATTAGTATAGAATGAAATCTCTAAACAATAAGAGTTCCTTATCATTTATTAATTTACAAAACTCTCTTTCATTTATTGGGAGTGTCATTATATTTATGTGTGCGTTGAAATATACATCCTCTAGTGTGACACCTACAGTATCTAAATGAAGGAGCATATCAGCCAACGTGTCAAAATCTAGCATGGCGAGACTCATCATAAACTTCCCCTTGGAGAATGTATACGACCCATCGTATTCGACATTGAGAATATTCTTTTTTATAAAATGTTCAACGGTACCTTGAGGGTTTTGACCAATTTGATTTGCCTGTTCTGAAAATGCATCAAGTCCGTAGGTAAGGTTCTTGATAAACATCTTTTTATCGTGTGACAATGACATCGAATCTTACAGTGATCGAGTATTATTTATTCTCCAATTTAAAGATTTACACAGTCTTATAATTATATGGAACATACACAACTTGCTCCAGGTATTACTAAAATAAATCATAACGCGGGTTTTTTCTCATGTTGTAGTGTTCGTCTCGGTTCGATTGTTCACTATTTCAATAAGGAAAAACAACTCCCGAAATATGTAGACAGTTCAACACAATTTAGATGGTACAAAGACATACAAACAGATGTGACATTTCAATATTTCAAACACTACAATGAAATAGAAAATGATATTACATACATAAGTGATATAGATTATCATGACACCAAACAATTTGGATTTTACAAAGATCTAGATTTTGAAAAAAATAATCCATTCATCGAGAAGTATTTTACACCTTCTAAACTGGTTCAAAATAAGATTAATGCTATTGCTCAAAAGTATGAAATCGATTATGACAATACTTGTGCACTTTTCCACAGAGGTCTCGATAAAGTCACGGAGACAGAAATATGTAGCTATGAGGATAAAATTGAGAAGGCTAAAGAACTCCTAAAGGAAAATCCAAATATACGTTTTCTTATTCAAAGTGATGAGACTGGATTTATAGAGAAAGCTTGTGAAACTTTCCCTGATAATTCATTCTATTGTAAAGATGAAATATTCCATATGGAACATGACGCAAAGACACTCGTTGACCATAAATATAGGGAAAATCCCGAGGATAGGGCTCAGAATTTATTAGCGGTACTCATTATAATGTCTAAATGTAAACATGTCATACTAAGTTCGGGAAACTGTGATATATGGACGGTACTTTTCCGTGGAAACGCTAAAAATGTAACCCAGTTTTTTAAGAATGAATGGGTTAAAAATTAAAACGCAAACAATATTATATGAGAACGTTCACTGACGAAAGAGGTGAAATAATATTTAACGTGGATACACCCCCATTCGAGATAAAGCAATGTTTATCGAGCATTAACAAGAAGAATGTTCTCCGTGGATTACATTGTAGCCCTTACCAAAAGTTTATAACTGTGAACCATGGAAAAATATTCGATGTCGTGGTACAACCTGATGGTTCTTATGATGCGTATATCTTAAAAGCTGGAGATTCACTTCTCGTAGAAGCTAATTGTGCACATGGTTACTTCTGTTATGAAGAGAGTGAGATACTATACTTCTTAGGTAACACATATGATCCATCACTCGAAAGAAATTATATATGGAATGACCCCATATTAAACATTGAGTGGCCCCAAGAAACTGAACATGCTATCATTTCTAAAAAAGATCTATCGAATCAAACATTTAAAAACATCGACACCGTCATTCTCGGACCTAATGGGTACATCGGAAAGCATCTTCTAAAGCATATTCCAAATAGTATGGGGCTTGTTACACGTCTGGAAAATGTAGAGGAGTTGAAAAAGTATATCAAAATACTGAAACCGAAGAATGTTATATCAGCTGCAGGTATTTCTGGAAAACCGACAATTGACTGGTGTGAAAGTCATAAGACAGAAACAATGTTTACAAATGTGACTTGTCAACTACAACTCATACATTTATGTAAAGAAATGGACGTACATCTTACTCTAATAGGTTCTGGGGCGGTATATAATGGTAATAAACTTTTCACCGAAGATGATGAACCAACATTTAAGGGTACGTTTTATTCGAGAGCTCGTGTTGTTCTAGAAGATATTGTACGGAGTACATATACACAAGACGTTTTGTATCTGAGAGTTCTATACCCTATCACGGGTGACGGAGACCAACGATGTTTTATGGAGAAATTGAAAACTCGGAGATCTAATATTCATGATACAAAAGTCACGGTCAGTGTATTACCATCTCTTCTTCCTAAACTACCCATACTATTGGATCAAAAGGTCACGGGTATAATGAACTTTGTCAATGATGATGTCATCTCTCTCTCAGAACTTTTACAAAAAGATAATATCGAACACAGTGTGAGTTCTGAAAAGTCAAATCGGGGTAAGTGTTGTCTTGACATAACTAAACTCAAAAAGTTTACAGATGTGGAGAGTATTATAACATTAAAGAAATTGGTATAACTATTATCATAATGACCAAGAAAGTATGGTATGCTCCAAATCGTTTCGAATCGTATGGGGAGGACGAGATTAAAGCTGTTGAGAACTGTCTTCGCGACGGCTGGCTCGCCGGCTTTGGTGATTACACTATTGCGTTCGAGAAGAGGGTATCCGAACTCTTTGGAAAGAAGTATGGCCTCTTTGTAAACTCTGGAAGTAGTGCGATCCTCCTCGGTCTCTGTGCCCTCGATCTCCCCAAGGGATCTGAGGTTGTCACACCCGCATGTGGTTTTGCCACTACTGTGGCACCATTGATGCAGTTGGGTCTCAAGCCTGTGTTCTGTGATGTCGGTATCGATTCATATGTTCCCACAATTGAACAGCTCAAGAAAGTTGTCACCTCAGAGACGAAGTGTCTTCTCCTCCCCAATCTGATCGGGAATGTTCCTGACTGGGAAGCCATCCGAGAAGCTTTCCCAAACCTGACACTCTTTGAGGATTCTGCTGACACGATCACTAAAACATTCTGTACGGATATTAGCACAACGAGTTTCTATGCGAGTCATGTCATCACCGCTGGTGGTGTCGGTGGTATGGTGATGTTTAACGATGCCGCACACCTCAAGAGATCTCTAATGTTTAGGGACTGGGGACGTATCGGTGACAATATTGAGGAGCCCAGTGAACGTTTCAATCACTCCGTAGACGGTATCCCTTATGACTGGAAGTTCTTGTACGGTGTCGCGGGGTACCATCTCAAGGCCTGTGAGATGAATGCCGCATTCGGTCTCGTACAGCTCGATAAACTGGATGGGTTCCTCAATACAAGACGTCGTAACGTTGATAGGTACCTGAACAACCTGAAGGATTGCTCCTACTACACTCTCCCCGATGATTCTATGACACCCAACTGGCTCGCGTTCCCTCTTCAATGCCCAGACCGCCTCGAACTTGTGAAGTATCTCGAAAGAAACGATGTACAGACACGAGTCACATTCGCTGGGAATATTACAAGACATCCAGCGTTTAGAGAGTATCTTGGTGATTTTGAGACAGCTGATGCGATTATGAAAGATGGATTCCTCATTGGTGCACATCATGGTATGACTATTGAGGATGTTGATCGTGTGTGTAATCTACTTAAAAAATTTGCTGACCATAAGTTAAACGGGAAATGTACTCTAATGTGATGGTCACTGGTGGATGTGGTTTCATCGCATCTAACTTTCTGAATATCATGAAAAAAAGATACCCTGATACACATTTTATAAATATAGATAAAATCGACTATTGTTCGAACGTTGAAAATGTTGAACCTGGTGTAGCCACCTTTATCAAAGGAAATGTTGGGAATGCAGAACTCATCGAGCATTTAATTAAAGAGTATAAGTTTGATGCTATCTTTCATTTCGCAGCTCAAAGTCATGTTGATAACTCATTTGAAAATGCAATTTCTTTTACAATGGACAATACGTATGCGACCCATGTACTCGTAGAAGCATGTCGCCAGTTTATTCCTGATGTAGAGTTTATTCACTTTAGTACTGACGAGGTATATGGTGAATCTAAAACAGATGCTCCATTTACAGAAGATGGAAGTGTTCTTAGACCGACCAATCCTTATTCAGCATCAAAGGCTGCCGCTGAAATGATTATTCGTTCTTACATTGAGTCCTTTGGTATGAATATCAAAGTTATTCGTTGTAATAATGTTTATGGCCCAAAACAATACCCAGAAAAACTTATACCAAAATTCAAAAGACTCTTGGAAGAAGGTAAACAATGCACCATCCATGGAACCAGATGTGCAACAATTAAGAGAGCCTTCATGCACGTGGAAGATGTTGTTGATGCAGTTGAAACTGTATGGAAAGTGGGTACACCAGGTGATGTGTATAACATTGCATCGGATGACGAACTCACTGTAATGGAAGTGACAGAACTCATGATCGAAACCATTAAGGGTACTACAGACTATGACAAATGGATTAGGTATGTCGATGACCGTCCATTCAATGATCAGAGATATCACATCTGTGCCAATAAGTTGAAGAGTTTAGGATGGAAACAGAAGAAAACGAGAGAAGATTTAAAAAAGTTTTTGAGTCTTTAAAGATACCCGATATACACTTTATAAATTTCTTTAGCCAATAAATCATTCCGTATGTGTATACTTCACTGGACCCTTTATAAAGGGAATATGAAATATACATTTACTTAAAAAGTTTACACATATTTAAACGAGATGATATATACACCAAGTCCGAGAGATGCGATCGGTAATTTATCTCTGGTCTATGCTACACATATGGCAATGACGAACGGAAAGGGGTCAATTCATCCAGATGTATACAAGTATGGTAGGGACAAGACACTTGTATTTGAAAATGTATCGGATGTTGGTATCCATGAAATGAAAGGTTTCATCAACGCCTTCGCGCATTTGAAAATTCCACGTATTAGTGATATTATGTGTAAATGTATGAGACCTACTGACTACATGAAGGGGTTGATTGATATATATTGGGAGAGGGTTAAGCATTGTGTTGCTGTATTCCATATTCGTCGTGGTACATACGCCGAGGATAGTGCTAAGTTTGGTAATTTCCCATTTGGGTCAGATAAAGCTGTAGAGGTTATGATCGAAACGGCGTTGAAATTGAATCAACCTGTACTTGTAATGAGTGATTCGATATCGACACGTGAATATTTCACGAGTCGTGTACCGAAGGCCATCTCACTTGGACTTGATATTGGGTTTACCGCATCCGAATTTTCCCAAGAAAGTGAGACCCCCATAGAGGAAGCGTTGGATACAAAGACGAATAGTATTCTCGAATGGTTCATAATGTCACAGATGCCTCAGATTTACACAACCATGGGTGGGGTATGTGGACGAAATGTTCCTGATGGTACGGAAGAAGGTCTATCCTCGACATTTGGGTATTCATCTGCCCTGTATGGTGGAAAGGTCCCACATTACGTGTTTAATGATGGTATTATATTCTACCCGGATGGTAAAGTGCATAGTAATCGTTTATCATGGTCAGATTTTGATACGGGTAACTATATCACCCTTAAGAATCCTACGAAGGATAAGATGATTGACCTTCGTAAGACACATGGCATGTGGAAGATAGTTGTGGATCCAGATGTTTGTAAAGAGAGTGGTATATATGAATGGTGTGATGAAAGAGAGAATGTTCAGTTTACAAAACCTTCTAACGCTAAAAAAATAGTTCACATCGAATAGATGTTCAGGTATAGCTTTATGCTCATGGTTGAGAAGTAACTCTTCGGTTACATCCTCCCACGAATCAACGATGAGTGCATTATATTTCCTGTAGAGGGTATCAAGTCCTGTTGACACAACGATGGGGGTACACCCTAACCATACACTTTCAAAGAATCTATGTGTGTCTATACCAAACCCCATTGGGCATATTACAAACTTGGATCTATTAAGTTTATCATTAAATTATTTTGAGGAGATCATATAATTAGAACAATCTATATCTTTAAACTATAAATGAAAAAGTATTTTGAAATACTGAATGAACAAGTTGTATGGAGTACTTGAACATATATTGAATGAGTAGTGATAGAAAAGTTTATATGAAGAAGAAGTTAGAGAGTATGTTGAAACAACTTGCTTATGATTTGAAATATATTCTTGTTGGCTCTTATATATTTAGATGTTTAATATATATTGAAAAGAAAAAGTATTTTGAAAGATTGAATGAACAAGTTGTATGAAGTAGTTGAACATATATTGAATGAGTAGTGATAGAAAAGTTTATATGAAGAAGAAGTTAGAGAGTATGTTGAAACAACTTGCTTATGATTTGAAATATATTCTTGTTGGCTCTTATATATTTAGATGTTTATTAAGATCAGTATATTAAAATCATAGAGCCATTGGCTCGTATATATTTAGAGGTTTGTGTATAATAGGTTATGGGATTTAGATGATATAGTGTTTCATTACAATCTATGGTTCTTCTAGGAAGTGTGTAAAGGTGTTGAGAACCCCAAACTCGACACATTCCGCATATCCTTGGAGGTCTTCGGGGAAGTCACTCTGGTCAATACAGCACTCGTTGTATACCCTAGCGAGTGACATGTCTCGGGAGTCGAAGTACGTCAAAAGTTCCGCGAGAGTTCCGTCGTCGATGGTCTTAATGGCTTTGCAAAACCTATTTTCAGAGAATGACGACCCGTGGAGAATGTGATCCCTGATATACAACTCGATATCATCGTCATAGCTGGTGTAAATCTCGTCAGCTATCATTGAACAATTCATGAGGGTACTGAGACCGCCAGCAATGTAGCAGAGGAACTCTTTCTTTTGGGGGGTAATGGACATCTTTTGTATTGTTTGGAGGTTAAAGGATGGAAAGTGGACAAATACTTGTTGACTTAGGCAAGAATTGTTAGAATATTGGGTCGCTACGCTCCAGGTGTGGCCGCGAATTACCAAGGATGGTCTCGAATTGGTAAGAATTGTTAGAATATTGGGTCGCTACGCTCCGGGTATGGCCGCGAATTACCAAGGATGGTCTCGAATTGGTAAGAATTGTTAGAATATTGGGTCGCTACGCTCCAGTTATGGCCGCGATCCGTATTTATTATGGGCTATTTCTTGAAACGCAATTGTTACCAAAACGACGAGTCAAAATCGTAAAAATACACCCGTCATTTCGGTAACAAACTCTCGACGACATCCCATCACATAATAAGTAATTGGCCTGGGAATGTGAAAAGTCACAGGCGAATTATTTTCTTAGCTATATATTGAGAGATGAA